GAGGGAATGAGGGGTGAAGACCAACAAATAGTAGCCTGGAATAGAGTTAAGTTCACCTTTCGAGACTTTTGGACGATTACAAACCGAATGCGTGTTGTTTTTGAAGAGGAAGAGTACGACATCTTGAACATAAACAGGCTCGGACGTAGCCGATTTGTAGTAATTGAAGCCGAAAAACGCGACAACTTAACCTAAAAATGAATGCAGTCGGAGCCGTTCGGCAAATAATTATTGACGCTGTCGGTGAAGAAAGTTTTGCCGTGTATCCGACTGTTGCCAGGCAGGAAAAAACGTACCCATTGGTGCGGATGATGATTGGAGACTCAAAACCAAATGATTCAAAGACGCATACAAGTCCGATTGATAATGTGCAGATAGTGGCGGATATTTTCGCTAACACATACAACGCGGCTCAACAAATTGACACGATTATAAGGGATGCAATAGACGGTTTTTCAGGCGGGGTTACAACATCCGATGCTGCCGTTCATTACATTGACGCAATCCGTTTTTTGAACAGAAGAGACGATTTCGACGAAGAAAACAAGTTGTTTGTCCGCCAGTGCGTGTACGATGTGAGGTATTACCGAGAGTTGCCGCCTTTGCCGATGGGGACACCGTTTCAGTTACAGTCTACGGCTTGGCCGATGTGGAATAATGACGCAGACGCGAAGGCGGGCGGAACAGATGAAAGAGGGAATGTATTTGCGGCGTTGCAGGTAGGTAATTGGTATTTGACTGGCCCTGAATGCGACTTCGCGCCATACGGAACCATAAAAGTGATAATGCAATGACACCCGAACAAGAAATACAGGACGCGGTAAACAAACTGCAAAAATGCGGAAAACTGTTTTACGAAAACAGGCAGCGTGTGGCGGCTTTGGGTGGTGCATTCGCAAGTGCTGCGGCTGAGTCGGCAGCGCCAAAGAGCCGAAAGGTTCACTTCCGTTACAACACGGCAAAACTTACGAAAAAAATACGCGCCCCAAAGGGTAGCGGCAAAATAGTGGCGACCTATACACCAGGAAACCTTGGCAGATCAATCAATGTGCTGAAATTCAACCGGGCAAAATCAAAGGTGTTTGTAGGGGCAAAACTTGCAAGGACTACGACCGGAAATTTTAGCGGTAGGCGGGTGGATGGGTACTACATGCACTTCACAGAGAAGGGCACAAAGAATATTCAGGGTAGCGGGTGGTTTTTAAAATCGTGGGAGCGCAGCAAAGGCCGCGTGTTCGGCATAATGAAACAAGAATTTGAACGCCTTGGAAGACAATTTGAGGCACAAAACGCAATTCGATGAAAGTCAAGTTATTGAATCCGAAAACGATACAAGGGCAAACATACCCGGCAAATTGTGTGATTGGCGTGTCACAGCCACAGGCGGAAGCGTGGATTGCTGATAATTCCGCCGTCGCTGTACCCGATGGAACAATGGCAAGAAAGGCCGATTACGGAGTGCCAGGGTGTATGCCGCCTGCCGAGTTTCCGGGCACTATAAAGGTTGACAATACGCCAAAAAGCAGCCTTATAGACGCTTTGGTAAGTATTGAGAAGCAAAAAACAAACACTTTAAAAAGATAATACCATGCCAACTACTGGAGTAGTAAATTCCAAGTTGATGAAAATTCAACTTGGCGGCGTTGAAATCACATGCCAAACCAACGCAGACCTAAAAGTAACGAACGGGACGCGCCAAACCACCTGTAAAGATTCTGGCCAATGGGAAGAGTTTTTGTACGGGCAAACGAACTGGACAATGTCTGGCGACTTGCTGTTTTCGTACGATGCCACAAAGGGTCATGAGGACATCTACGACATTGCCGTTGGCCAAACAATGGCCTCTTTGATTTACGGCACAGGAGTATCAGGTGATGTGCATTGGAGCGGAACTGCTGTGGTTACCGAATGGTCTATGTCCAGCCCTGGTCAAAACGAGAACGTAACGGGCGCATACTCTTTCCAGGGTAGCGGCGAATTGGTCAAATTTACCTTGTAATTTATGGCATTGCAATATCTTGATATTGGGGACAAGTCCCGCCCAGTGCTTTTTGGGAACACGGCATACCGACTTTACTGCGAGTCTGAAAAGATTACTATGTCTAGGTTGGCAAAAGAATTATCCCCAGATGTTGAGTCTGAGGATTACGATGCTGGCCTGACATTAAAAAGGATGTCGGGGCTGTCTTACTACGCTCTTAGGTGTGGAGAGATGCGGGCCGGGATACCAAAAGAGCCTTATACAGAGGAACTTGTTAGCCTTTGGCTTGATGAGTTCCCTGGTGGAGCTGATGCATTCTATTTTATGGCCTTAAATGCGCTACCAAAGCCACAGGCCGGGGAGGGCGAATCTAAGCCGGGGGAAGCGCAAGCGACTGGGACTGGGACGAACTCGAAATCAGTGCAGGAAGGTTAGGTTGGTCACAAGACCAGTTTGATTTTGCCGAACCTCGCTACTTGTTTAATGCCATTCGTGGCAAGCAGCGCGAAAGCATGGAGCAAGCAAGGTTAATAGCATTTTTTTCTAAGGTTCATATCGAAGGTAGCACACTAAGCCTTAGCAAGTTCGCTGTTTTTCCTTGGGAAACGGCGCAAGAATACGCGCCTAAATTCTTACCATTTGACAAAGATGCATTCGATAGGATTTCAAACTTTAAGTTTCCAAGCGACAATTAAATGGCAACCGTAGCGCAGTTAAACGTTGAGATAGCGGCCCGAATCGGGGAACTCCAAAAGGGGTTAGCGGCTGCTCAGCGCGAACTTCGCAATGCAGGAAAACAGTTTGGGGCGGCTGGAAAAAAGGCGGGCGAAGACTTCTCGAAAAACCTGACTACAAGCGTAGGCCAATCGGCTGCGTCGTTGTCGGGCGTAGGCACTTCGCTTACCCAAAACGTATCGTTGCCGCTTGCGCTTATGGGTGGTGCAGCGATTGCGGCGGCTGGCCAATTTGAGTCTTTGCGACTTGCGATGCAAGCCACGTTTCAAAACGCGGGGCGAAGTGTCGCCGAGGCCAACAAAGAGGTCGAAGCATTAAGGAAAGCCGCCCTTGCGCCCGGACTTGACTTTCAGCAAGCGGTATCTGCATCTATACGACTGCAATCCGTTGGGCTTTCTGCCGAAAAATCCAGAAATGTAATCATTGAACTTGCGAACGCAATAGCGTCAACGGGCGGCACAGCCGAAAACCTTTCCAGTGTGACAGTCCAAATGTCACAGATGATTTCAAAAGGGAAGGTGTTGGCGCAAGACCTTCGGATAATACAGGAGAATCTTCCTATTGTGTCTACCTTGATGAAAAAGGCTTTTGGCACTTCAAATTCTGAGGATATTCAACAACTTGGAATAACCGGGAAGCAGTTTGTTGAGGGGATTACCGCCGAAATGGTGAAACTAAACCGGGTTGAGGGCGGTATATCAAACGCAATCGTAAACGCTGGAAGCGCAATCAGTCAATTTTTGGCCGAAATAGGCAACGAGTTAAACAAGGTGTTTAATATAGGCCAAAAAAGCGATCAGTTTGCGGCATTTCTACAAGACACGCAAAAATGGTTTGCTGGGCTTAGCAACGGCACAAAGCAACTTGCCGCCGAGTTTACCCTTGCGCTTTTAGCCGCCGGGCCCCTGATTAAAGTTTTTTCTGTTTTGGGCAGTGGTGCGGGGCAATTAGTAAGCGGGTTTAGGATTGCAGGATCGGCTATTCAGGCGTTAAATGTAGGGATGGGCGCAATGGAGGCGGCTGCGCTTCGCGTGAAAGTGGCCTTTGGTATAATCGGTATTGTGGCGGCACTTGGTGTTGCGATTTATGCAATGTCAGATAGTTTTGACGCGGCCACATTTGCATCAGACAAATTTTCGGATGCTCAAACACAGATAGTTTCGCAAACCTCAAAAGAGATAGGAGCGGTAAACCAGTTGTTTGCGGCAGTTAAAGACGAAACAAAAAGCAAATTTGAGAAAGGTCAGAGTATTGACAAACTCCTAAAACTATACCCGGACTACTTCAAAGGGATGGATTTAGAGGGCGCGTCTGTTGAGCGTTTGACCGAATTGCAAAATGGGTTGAACGGGTCTATCCTTAGGGGAGTTGCGGAAAGAAAAAAAGCGGAAGCGGTAAACTCTATTTATGAGAAGCAAGCGGAAATAATTACCCGTATTCAGCAGATAAGGGAGGGTAGTAAAGTTACGGCTGGGGAGGCTAGTTTGATTAACACCGGGGACATGATTAGGGCCGGAAGCATTGCTACGGCTGTAATTGAGAAAATGCAAGCGCAGTCTGCCGACCTTGGAAAGCAAGTGGAGGTTGTTAGTGGTCAATTTGACCGGGCGTTCGGTACAATGAACGTGGCTATTGACCCAGTGCTGAAAAAAGAGTACGACCTACGGGACGCAGCCGAAGCCGAAAGGGAGGCGCATCAACTTGGAATTACAATAACAAAACAGGACACTGAGGCAAGAAAAAGCAATTCGGAGGCTATTGGCGGGCAAAGCGAAAAAATGACGGAAGCGCAAAGGGCCGGGAAAGTCCTTGCGGAAGTCCTTGCCGACATTACCGCCGAATCAGACCGCCAGAAACTGCTTGGGCTTGATGATGTAGAGGCAAAGTTGAGAGTTGCAGAAAGCGGCCTAAAAAAGTTGCTTGATGCGGGTTGGAAGCCAACTACGGCGGAGGTGATAAAATTGGCGGGAGAGACTAGGGCTTTGCAGGCGGAATGGGATGTGCTAAAGGCTGAGAAACCCGTAAAGTTAAATATTGATATAGTGCGCCGCGAAGGCGGGGCAGGTGGCCCTGTTGTGCCATTTTCGGATAAGCCAGCAAAGGCCGATGATGGCAGTAGAAATGTACAAAGCCGTGGAGGTGCGGAGGCTGTAAAGGCTGCTAAACGCATAGAAGAAGCTAAAAAAGCCCTTGCAGAGCAGGCGGAGAAGGCAGCCTTTGATATTTTCGCAAACATATCAGGCCAGCGCACAGAACGCGCACTTGCGAACTTAGAGCGCGAAGGTGCGGCCAGGCTTGCGGCGGCAAAAGGAAACGCGACGCTAGAGGCAAAAATACAGGCAGATTTAGACCGTAAAAAGGCTGAAATTGAAAGGAAGGCTGCACAGCGCAGAAAGTTGATGGCGCTTGCAGAAGCAGCAATAAACACGGCTGTTGCCATCACGAAGGCGGCCCCAATTATTCCTTTGATGATTTTGGCGGCGGCATCCGGGGCAATTCAGGCGGGTGTGATTGCTTCGCAAAAATTCGCAGCGGGCACACGCGATGCCCCTGGCGGCCTTGCGCTCGTTGGTGAACGCGGCCCGGAACTTGTAAACCTGCCCAGGCACTCGCAGGTATTTAATGCCGGGGTGACATCAACGGCGCTACGCGGCGGCGGGCAAAACGTCAATGTTTCAGGTGAGTTTCTTGTAAGAGGGACGGACTTGATAGCAGTCATTGACAGGGAGCGCGCAAAATCAGAACGATACAGATAATGGCAATCAGGTTAACAGGTACTTTTAAATCCCCGGCAACGGCTCCTTTTGGGCCTGACGTTGCACGGACGTACCGTGTTGATATATACGATGCCGACTTTAGTGGCGAGGCAAGCGAGGCTATAATATTAGCCTTTGATGTGCTTTGGGAATCAGATAAACAGGAAGATAGACATGCTCCGATGATTGGGAGCCGCGCTAGCCTAAGCATAAACATTCCCGCCACAGACTCTACGCTTACTACTTTTATCGAGGATTTGGCATACGCTGAGGACGGGCGGTTTTTAATGGAGGTAACGAGGGACGCAGGCGTAACTACTATTTGGCGGGGAATCGTAAAGCCGGATCAATCAGGAGAGGACGATATTGATCCTTTTACTTTCAAGATTTCGGCAATTTG